CTTCAGTGCCAAGCTTTTGAAGAAACTCTCTTACAGATATGCTTCCCCACTGTTCTCCAAGAAGACTTTTCTTGAAATCTTGATTCTCAAAACTGACTCTTGGAATTCCTGTAAGGATTTCTGCAATTTGCTTCAGTTTATCAGCATACTTTTTGATTTCCCAGTTTTTATGACGCATGTCAAATGACGCCATTAGACGCGAGTCACTAACTACTCGTGCAACTTGTTCATCGTTTAAGTGACTTACTGCTTGCATCAACTGAATGATGCCACCAACAGTGTCTTTACCTGACCCAATCTTCCCAGATATCCCAATGATTTGGGTTTTTAACAAGGGTTCTTCTCTTTTTCCCATTCTTTTTTACGTTTTTCAAGTGTGTCTATCCCAACAGAGATGTTGTATCTCATCTTCAGATAGCGTTGTAATAATTCTAATTTGTTGATGTTGCCTCTTTTGGCCATAACGACACAGTAAGAGGCCTTGATGATGTCAAGAATCATAATGCAAAGTTTTAGAAAGGATTATCACTTGCGTCTACATACTCAATTTCTACAGCTCTTTCTGCTTCAGCATAGCCAGGTGTGGCTTCAATTTCTGCAGCTAGATGCTCATAATCTAAATCAAGTATTTCTGCAAATACTTCATGTACTCGTGTCTGATGTTCCATCCAGTCAGAAGGATGTGAATCTTTTAATGAAAGAGTAATGTGATTATACAAAGCCCATGCAGAGTCTGAATCCACTTTGTACTCAAAAGATGGTTTAGTTAACTCTTTTCTGACAGTGTTTAACTGCATTGTATTTAGAATGTCTTTTTTGAAAAACAATTCTCCAAGAATGTCATGTTGAACTGTGCTAGACAATCTAATCTCTTTCATTTGATCTTTGTGTTCTACCAATGATGTCCAGTACTCGTCTGCATCATTGATAAAGTCTGCGATTTTACCTTCAGCTAAGATGTCAGCAGCACCTTTGTGAACTCTTTTATAAGCTCCAAACTTGCTGTTGTTTAACATCATGCCATTCATGCAAACTTTCACCAAACCACCAAGGTTAAATCTGAAAGCAAACTGCTTGTTGTATGAGTTGGTAAAATTTGCTGCAAGTTCAATGTCTGGATCTGACTTGTAGTTCATTCTCAATGTGCCAAGTGCTACCTGGCCGTCGTTTGAACATCTGTAGTCCTCACCTGTAATGATGAAACCTGCATTTGTAATCTCACTTCTCACACGATTGATCACACTTGCATGTGAGATTGGTGTATACGTTTCTGTTTTTTCTGGCAATGTTGTAGATAACATTTTGATATATGCGTTCATGCCATTTAATGTTCTTTTCATAACTCTAATTTTAACTGTTGATTTGCATTTGATGGTATTACTTCTGATTTTGATTCTATCTTCTTGATTTCATCATAGATTTTAGCAAGATAATATTTCTCATTTACCTCATATTCATCCCAAGGCTTTGTTTCTACCTTGTTAAATATGGTTTGAAGTATTGGACCACTCTCTAATTGTATCTGTCGCCCATCTGGGTGACATTTAATCAACTTTGTTCCTTTTTTGGATACAAAGTACCTGACAAGTTTTTGAAGCTTTCTCTCAAAGAATACTCCCTTGTCAACGCCACGTTCTACAAAATACCAATTTCCTTTGATTTTGGCACCTGCGCAATAGTCAAAGATATCTCTGTTGCTTTTCAAGTAGTCAACAGGATCAATTCCATTAACAAAGTATTGATACCATGCTTTTGGAACTATCAAATTGGATTTGTTTTTATGTAAAGGAAGGTCGTCATATTCAAAACGCCCTTTACATTTAGTTTTGCCATCTTTATAAATAGCAATGTAATTATTTACATCACCAATTATCATCTTCTTATATTCAACTGATTCAAGTTGAAGCTGTGTCATCTCTTCCCATTCTTTACAAATTGCAAAGAACAGTTCTTCATCTTTCTCATCTATATCAAACTCAAGACCATCTGTGTTTTGCATCAAGGGTTGTGTGTTAGGAATTCTTGTAGAAATCATTTCATACAACATTGATAACAACAATTGGCCATTGACTGTAATTCTGAACGTCAACTCTGGATCATATAGGAAAGAGTATTTACTCTTACTTAGACCATAGGTTGAGTTCAAGACAATCTTGAATAGATAGTTTAATGGGTCAGACTTTGGATACTTCTTGCGTTCTTCAAAGAACCATTCGTATAACTCACAAAAGTCTTCTTTGTTGATTTGTGCAGGAGACCACTTGTTTCTGATAGCAAGGTTTGGATAATAACTTGTAACATCCACACTTAGTATCTTTCTACCTGCAGCTGGTTCATAAATTCCAGACTTTGCGCAACCATGAATTCCACCTAAAGCATAATCAGTAACAACACCTTTATGTACCATTCTGTGCTTTGGCCCTTTCTTCTTCATTTCTTCTTCAGTGCCATCTAAGATAGTTGTATCAACAACCAGGTCTTTAAACCAGTTGTGTACAGCATTAAACTCAGGAGTCTCAAATTTGACACTTGGTAATATGATGTCACGTATTGTCACGTTGCTGCGATAAGTTCGCATCTCTTTGATCACACGTTTGTCTATACCTAATTTCTCAGAAAGAAAGTGAAGAAATATCTCTTTAGAAATCTTTGGCTCACTAGCTGAAAACAAATTGACATTGTAAGTAGAACTTAATTTTGCACGTAGATTAATCTGCGACGCCATTGTCTTGTTACCTTTTGCATCTTTCATGTTGAAAATTGCTTTGGTAGATCTAACGTCATTGATACAATACTTGACAACTAATTTTAGAGTTTCTACATCACTCACTCTTTCATAGTGTGGATGTGGCATTTCTTCCACGTTGTCCCAATTCATACTGAACTGAGTCCACTTTAAAGAGGTTCTTTTGGCATTACTATCCCAGTGGTTGAGTTTATAAATGTCAACACAACGTATAGTCATCTTGAATTCTGGGTAATCCAAAAACTCACCACGGTCAGATTTGCCAATAACATATTGCGCATACTCATAAATTCTTGCAGCTAAATACTCACCATCATGTGATGGATCAAGAAATTCATTCTTGTTTGCAAGTATAAACTCAGTAATTTGAGCATCAAACGAAATGTTATTGTAACCTAAATGCCAATCTTTTGCTTCTCTGCTTTCAATAAGAAACTTTACAAATGCTTTAATATCATTCTTATGTTTCCCAACCACAAAGGTTTTTTGTGTAGTACCAGTATAAGATTCAAACACAGCCACAAAACAGTTGACAATGGTCTCGTAGTCCATTACCCAGAATTCGCGACCTCTCATCTTATTTCTTTTTTGCAGCTGACTTTGGTTCTTCTGCTACTTCAAAAGCTGCAGTAAGTGTGTCAAAAAAGACTTTTGCAGAAGAGTTAACAGCAAACATACTTACAAAGTTTTTGATGTCAGCCATTTCCTCAATGTAATACTCATAGTATGAGTTCATTATCACACGTTGTTCTTGCCATCCTTGCTCACCATTAGCACGTTTTGCTTGAATCAAATCACCGCGATCATTCAAACGTGGCATCATCATTGGCTTTTCTTTGCTGTCTTTTGATACAACTGCAAGTACTTTTTGCTCTGGGTCAAAGATTACCTCATTAAAAGGACAATCAATTGTTGTTGGCAACATGCGAAATGTTTGTTTCTCATTCCATTTTGTTGCATAAATCATCATGTTATTCATGTTATATAAATTAAAAAGTTACTAATTAAGCGTCAATGTTTCTTTTTCTACATTGTACTTGTCACAAAGTTCTCCAACATCTTGGAGAGTTGAAACTTCAACCTCAAGTATCTCAGCATATTGCTTGAAGTACTTTTTTGGAAAGATGAAAGATTCAACATAGACCCATTCTGCTGTATGAATACCATAATAATCTGACAGAAGTCTCTTTGCATTTTTTGAAAACTGCGAGTATTTACCATTTAGGAAAGAATCATAGTCAAATGCAACTGGGTTCATGTCAAAGATGTATGCTACTTTGTTACCATCTAGTGGAACAATATAATCCAGCATTGCGTGTGTCATGAGTTTGTTTTTTTCAAAGTCTTCCCACTTGGAAGAGTCTTCTTTTTCATACACACATATAAGTTTTCTTTCAGAATTTGGAAATTCCTCTGGCCAATGCAGATATACTTGCACTGGCCTTGGATCTTTTGTTCTTTTAAAACCTAATAGTGGATATAAAAAGGTATAAGACTTTTGAAAATAAGTTTTATACAGATCTTTTATCATATCTCTAATTCATTATTGTTACTAATAAAACAATAAGGAAGCTCAAAATTTCTTTCATTGAAATGGAAAGCTGCTTCCTCAAGTAACTTGTCAGTTTTTTCTGTCCACTTGGACATTGTTTCGTCAGTAATCTTGATAGGTGCAATTTGCATGAATGGATCAGCAACAAGAAATCTGAATACAATAGCGTAATCTTTGTACTTTTCCTGGCTTGTATAGACATGTTCAACAAGTTTCTTATACATTGCAGCTTGTATCCAGTAGTTAAAATACTCAATACTGTCTGTAAATTGCGTAATTGTTTTGCTTGTCTTCTTCAAGTCATTTACTCTGATTTCCTTTTTGGCATGGTCAATCACCAAGTTATCAATGATACCACGTAAACCAAATGGATACTGATCAGCAAACTTTACAAGATTGATCTCATTGAATTTCTCAACAGGCGAGAATGAATCTGCAAAGAAGCCCATTACATCCATCACTGCAGATGTTGACGTAATCTTTTCTACAACTGATTTACAAAAGTTGTAAGTGTCGTCATCAATAACAGTGCGTCCTTCAGACTTTTTCAAGTATTCCCAATACGCATCATGTTTGGCGTTAACCATTTTCTCAATTCTTTGACCATCAGTTTTCAAAGATTGGTACAAATTGATGTCTTTTAACACATCAAGAATTGCTTCAGAAAAATCTTCAAGATTTTCTCTTTCGTCACCATGAGCTTTAAGCTCTTTGTAATGATTAAACACAGTGTGAATAACAGAACGTGGATTGTCACTTGGCAAGTCGTTAACACTGATGACAAAGTTATCATCAAATGTTTCAGGATTTAACAACAAGCAATGTATCAATGATCCTTCGATCATGTTTTTGTCATAACTATCTTCTTTTTGTCCTAGAACATAGTGCTTGTAAAAAGCAGATGGACTAAACGTTAGTTTGTTTAATCCAGAATAAGACATTAAAAAGTCTTTGTCAAAAAATTCTTGCTCCTTCTGCAATTTTTCAGAAAGAGTAACTTCAGCTACAAATTTTCCCATAATAAATAGTTACAATGTTTTATCACTCCATATCACTTGGATAGTATTTACCTAAAATGTTACCATTGTAACTGTTGTTTGTCAGAACATCATTCTTGATTTGATGTGCAATCTCGCAATAGCCCAGGTACTTTTTAGAGTAACATACTTCCAGGATTTCTCTGTGATAGTAAGATGGATCAGTCATTTGGATTTCTTCAAGTAGTTCTTTACATGATCCATAGTATGACATCCAATTTGATTCTTTTACAACGCGTTTGAAAGTTTTTCTTGTCTTTGTCTGCGTTTTTTCTCTTGTGGAGATTTTTGTCTTGCGCTCACTGTAGAGACTTTTCTTTCCAATGTAGAATCTTCCAGTCACTTTGTTTGTTATAACGTAAACAAAACCAACTGCTTCTTCATGATTTGGCAAATCTTCAATACAAGAGACTTCTTTTACTAACCCTGATGGGGTTGTGAATTTCCAATTGTTCATAAAATTGAGGCTTTTTACAAATTTACAATTTTTTGTCAAGGTATTTTTCAATTGCTGCCTGCAATTTTGGGTAAAAATCATGCAGTGCTACATCTTTACCATGAACTTTGACGATATCACTGATATCTTTTTCTCTTGGAAGATAGATAAATGGTAGCCCATATGTATCTTCATAATACTTCATTGAAGCGATACCTGCAGTGTCACTATCCATACAGACAACAATATGCTTGTATTGCTTTTTGAATGCGTCAATTTCTTCTTTTCTAAGCTTAGCACTCTCACTTGAAGGTGCAATACAGTCTACAGTTAAACCTAGACTTTTGATAGACATAATGTCTTTTAAAGATGATGCAATTACAAGCGTATTATGCTTTTGTAATTGATCATATCCTTGTAGGTATTTGTCAAGTGTTAGAAATTTCTGCGTTTTGCTCTTAGGATTGTAAATCTTATAGATGGAATCATTTGAGTAATAACCATAGCACGATTGGCTTTCATAGTCATAGCTTTTAACTATCTGACCAGTGTCTGCGTCAATCTGTGTTAACGTGTAAGATGCTAATGGAACTACGTTGTACAAATTAAGAAGACTGCTTCCTATATTATACTGCAGCCAAAACTTTGCATCACCTTTGGTCCACGCTCTAGTAACCTGGTTTTCCACAATCCATTTCAAGTTTACACTTTGCATTGTGACTTTTGGATACTCACCATCTTTACAGAAATCATAGTAGTCATTTACTATTTTCGCACATGCATCTTTAAAGTTTAACCTAAAAAGAGCTTGTACAAGTGCAACACCGCCTCCAAACTTTCCTGATGAGTGACATTTGAAAACATATTTCTTTTCATACTTGTCAACATATAAGAACATGGATGGTGTCTTGTCATTTTCATTGAAAATACTATTGATTCTTACAAGTTGCCCTGTAAGAGTTTCTGGTAAATTCAAGTAGTATTTGAAGAGCCATGTGTCTGGCACAGCCTCTATCCCTTTTACATATTGTCTACTTGAAAACATGGTACAAAACTATAAAAAAAGAAAGGGTGAGTCAAATACCCACCCCATTCTTTTATTCAACACTCTAAAATGATTATCCAAATGGCAACTCTAGATCATCATTATTTGCTCCTGGTACAGGAAAATCATCTGCTAAACTATCAGTCATTCCTGATGGTTTTGCTTCAAAGCTTTCAATCTTTTCAGAATCTTCTTTTGCTTCTGGAGTATCTTCTACTTTAGCACGCACGATGTGATCAGCTTCACTGAACTGAATAAAGTTCAATGGTTTTCTGTCATCATCTTCCATTGCTGAGAAAGGATAAAGATTCTTGCGAGGTTGTGCTTTTGGAAAGAACAATCTGTAGTTAGGGTTTGAATAACCTTCATTGAAGTATTCTTTACCTGCAATTGTGAAGTATCCCCATAACTCTGGGTCAATAAGATACTTGCGTACTTCTTGGATGTACTCTTCAATTGTGTCAGCTTCAACACCTTTTTCGTTCATCTTTGCAAGAACACCCATTTGCTTTGCAACATTGTTAATCCAGTTGTACATTTGAGTATCTCTCTGAATAACTTTACCTTCATAGGTATAAGTACTAAAAGGCCAGTCACCAGATTTTACATTACCAATTTGGCCTCTATAATTACCCAAGCTTGGATTGTTTTTGTCAACAGCTAGACCTTCAAAGTCATCACCTCTGTCAACACCTTCCACTTTCAACACAATGTGGTATGCCTCTTTGTTATAGGCAGGAGCATCAAGTGTTACATCAATTACTCTACAGTAATGTGTACCAGGGTTGATAATTTTAGAAACTCCATTTCCACTTCCACTTTTTTCTTTAAAATCGCTAGACTTAAACATAACTTTTTGTTTTTAAATTAATCAATATAAACTTTGTCCCAGTGTGTAATAATGCTGCCATCTTCCCCTGGTTCAGAGATGACAATTTCTTGATTTCTCAAATGTTCTGGACGTGCACCGCACGCAATTTCGTCAGTTGTCATAAAACTTAAGATGTTCTTCTTACCTTTTCTGTAGATATAACCAATAGCATCTGCGTTAGACGTTGTGATACGTTTCAATTTACCAGTCAAATCCAAATCAAGCGAGTTAAACTCTGCTCCATTTTTCTCCAACAAGGTATCTTTGATGTGTCCAACAAAAATAACGTGAGGTGCTAGTGTCTTTACATAGTTAAGAACTTTCTCAAAAGCTTGACGTAGCCATGGATAACCTGCACCATTAGGCATATTCAAAATATTACCATATTGTGCTTTACCTTCAGTGAACCATTTCTTACCCATTAAGCTTTTAGAGTACAACTCTTCAGCATAAGGAATACAAATTGATTCTAATGCAGTAATCGTATCAAGAGCAATATACTTGTAAGGTTTCCCTGCTTCAGTAATCATGTTCCCAATAGTTACAATGTCAGATACACTTTTAGCTTTAAGCTTTAATGCATCAACATAATCACTACCTTCTTCCAAGTCAATGATAAGACAATTATCTAACTGTGAAAGTAATGTAGTTTTTCCAACTTTAGGTTTGCTGAAAATCACGATGTTCTTTGGACTCTTGATGTCAGCTTTAACTTTCTTGGTTGGTAGTACAAAGCCTGTTGCAGCTTTTACTTCTGATTCTTTTGTTGCCATGCTATTGTTTGTTTAATTAGGTCGTTTAACCATGCTTTGTTTGAAAGAGGTACATTGTGTTGCATGCAGTAGTTATCACGCATAGTCATACCACTCATGTGACAATCTTCTTTCTCAGAAAACATACTATTGAACTCATCCTCATCTGATCCAATTTCTGCTGGAAACAAATCAGGCACAGCTACAACTTCAGCATATGCTGCAGTGTTTGGTGTTGAATTTACAAGTTCCAAGTCAGAAATTTTAATTGCATAAGTTGGCGACTCCAAAGAGGTTTCAACTTCTACATACTTTGCAGGATTCAATTTCCAATTTGGATTGCTCACTAATCTGTAAAGAACTCTGTTCTTACGATCATAGTGTTCTTGGTCCCAATCAAAAAGCTCAACATAAAAATCTTTACCTGATGATAACTCATTAGGCCAAAATCTTACGCACTCTACTCTTTCCTCTCCAAACTCCTTGCCCATGTAGCACAATTTGGCACCAAACTTTGGACTGGAGATGCCCATTGTTTTGAATAGTGGTTGCCAAAAGGGAAGATACTCTGCTGAGATCTCTCTGATGTGCTTTTTGGACTCTGTTGCTTTAAAGCCACTCATAGTCTAAAATTTAATTATTAATGTTACTTTCTTGTGTATGGTTCTTTCAGCGGTTCATCTGTTTCTTCAACAGACATCTTTGCATAATCAGCCCTATACCATTGAATACTTGTCTCTCCAAACCTGTTTTTGAGAACATGCATCGCTAGTAGATACTTGTCAGAGGGAGTAATAATGTACTTCTGAGGCCCATACCTGGTTATGTTATACTTGGCTGGCCTATTGTACGCAATCATTACGTCCGCGCATTGTAAGAGATAATCACTACCAAACACATCAGCCTCAGTTGGAAAATTCTCCAACTTACCTGGCTTTTGGCGTTCAGCATTGTCAATGTCTCTATTTAACTGAGTCAAAATGATAAAAGTAACTGGGTACTTGTTCTTCATTTCAGTTAACATTGTGGCTAAATTTTGCAGAGTTATCTGCTTGTTGTTTTCAGATGCTGCTTGTTTCACCAAGAGCGTATGGTCAAGTGTCACGACCATTGGTTTTTTGAACTCACTGTAAAAACTTTTAATGGTATCAGCCATCTGACCTACGTTCATTGATCTATCAATTACGTATTCATTTCTACCACCTTGAGCTTTTACATAGCGTTCAAGTTTTTCATAATCCCCCTTAGATAAAGGAGGCATGCCGTCATCTTCTGCAGATTGCAGGTATCTAATGTTAAGATTGTTAGATGCAGATAATTCTCTGACACCCATGTTTCTTCCTAACATTTCAAATTGAAAGTGTAGCACCATAAAGTCCTGGTCTTTATTTAGTTCTTGCAATGATCTTGCGAGCGTTGCTGCAACTAAAGTCTTACCAACACCTGGTCTGGCTGCTAGAACATACAAAGATTGCCACTCAATTCCATTTAACCCAATAGTGTTAAATCCTTCCCAAGAAGTTTTGAGCGACTTGATCTGTCGTCTTGCTCTTTTTGCTACATATTCAAGGCTTTCTTCTAAAATCTCACTGTACTTCCTCCAAGGTTTTGGAGCAGAAGATGGTACAGGAGCTACTGATATAACAGTTTCTGCTGGTGCTTTGTACATGCGTTAATAAAATATTTGATGAACAAATATAGTCAAAAAAAATGGCATTACCAAAGAATTTTGGTGCTACCTTTCTTTTCCAACTCGTTATTTACCTCATTGAAAACATTGTTGCAGTTCCATTCTTTTTCCTTTGCATAAGCAGCAGATGCAGGATGACTTGCTCTCAATATGATTTGGTCATCATTTAACAATTCCTCTAACTCTTGAGCCTTTTTTCCAAGAAACACCCATATATAAGGTTCATTGTTCTCTTTGGATCGTGCATTAAGCATGTCAATCAGGTATTTGGTAAATGGTTCCCAAATGCTAAAGTGTTTTCCAATCTTTCCAACTTCAGTTGTTAGCGTTGTATTTAGCATGAGTACACCTTGTCGACTCCATTCTACAAGATCTGGATTCAAATCTTTAGGATCAACCTTGTTGTCATAAACTGTCTTTGCAATAGCGTTGTGAATGTAGCGTAAAGAAGCTTCCTTTTTATTTGTGTTTCCACAGCTAAAAGAAATTCCATCAGCAACTCCCAACTGTGGATATGGATCTTGTCCTACCACAATTACTTTCAATTTGTCAAGTGGGCATTCTGTAAATGCTCTAAACACCATACGCAGTGGTGGTGTAAATCGTTTGTCATCTTCTACAAGTTCTTCAAGTGTCTTGATTATTTTGACAAAATCTTCAGATACTAAAAAGCCTTTTAAAAGGTTATGCCAACCGTCAGTCGCATCCTCTGGCTTTAGCATTTTGTAAAGTTTGTTAGCCACTTCTTGATGGCTTAGCTTGTTTGTTGAACTTTGCATAAGTTTTTGTTACCTTTGAAAAAAATTTAAAATATACATTATGTCAGAAGAAGTAGTAAAATCATATTTGCCATCTGGTGCAGATGAACAAATGATTGATGTCATTAAAGAAGACGCAATTTGCGAAATCAAAATGAGCACTGGTTATTACAAAAGAATTCAACAAGCGATTGGATTCATCATTGAGGACAAACCTGTTTCTGTAATTCAAGATGCTCACAAAAGCATTGCTGAAAGAAAGATCACTGAACAGTGGGTTTATCACTATGAAACTCTTTTAATTCTTTGTAAAGAATTTGAAAAAGATGCACGTGCTAAAGGGTTCATTGAACAAATGACCATTGCTGAAGCAAGAGAAGCCATGCTAAAAGCTGAAGAGGCTGCTGCAAGCGAATCTAACTAATAAAGATAGATACCTAAGTCATGTCCAAGTGCAATACATTCTTCTATTGCGTTGGACATTTCTTGTTTAGTACAGACAGCAAAACTTTTGTACGATGGCTCAGTTGTTTCTGATGCTGGTACATGAAGTCCTGTTCTTTCTTTGATAATCAATTTGATTTCTTCTGTTGTGTGACCAGTAGAATTTGCAATTTCTCTGATAAGTGCGTGCACTTTTGCTAGTTGCCCAGCGGTTTTGTCATCTCCATTGATAGCTGTAAGATAAGCTTCAATTTCTTGGCCTTTTTTGGCTCCTGCAGCAAACAGTTTTAGTTTACCTGCATCTTCTTTGGATGCAGGCACTAAAGTTCCATCTGCAGCAATTGTAATTTTAATTACTACATTATGCATATGTCATTGGATCTGTGTAAACAATTTTCTCTGGATCTATATCTTTCAATGCTTCAGATACCCAATCCATATCTACAGTGTCAGCATAAGCAAGTATGTGAATAGTTGCTTTCTCTTTTGGATTAAGTCGTAGAAGACGTCCAATACGCTGACTGCTTTGTCTTTCATTACTATATGAGTGCAATATAATTCCTGACTTTAAGTTTGGAATATTAACACCCTCATTAAGCTGTTGGACACAAGCAAGTTTTGTAATCTTTCCTGATTTGAAATCATTTAAGTTTTCGTCACTGTCTGGATTCTTACTGTGATAACTTTTGTCACAAACCCAGTCTGCTTGTTCAGTAGTATTACAAAACACAATGCATTTGTCATGAATCATATTCATTAACTCTCTTGCATATTTCTCCTTTGTAGGAAAAGACATAAGAGCTTTCATGCGTAAGATTCTTTTCATCTGCAGATCTTTAGGACTCATCAGTCTTGATAACTGACTTGTCCAATACGCGTATGCCTGTGTCTCACTGTTCATGAAAAAACCACCGTCACGCTTTTTAACACGCATTGTTTTCTCATTGTTTAGTGGTAACACATGCACAATGATCTTATAGTCATTCAATATTTCATCTCCAACAGCATCATTAGTGATGTAGGAATACACTATTGGACAGAAATTATTGACCATACGACCTTTCTCAGAAGTTTTATAGCGTGGAGGCGTACCTGTAAGCCCTAAAATTCTCCCTGTAAATGTTGCCAACCAAAAGTCATGTGTAAACTTTAAGCTGTGACACTCATCAAGTATAACCGCATCATAGTCTTTTGCAGCTTTTGCAAGTGACCTGTATGTGGTAAACTGAATGTATGGTAGCAAATGCGTAAGACCATGCTTTACAGCTTCGTCTTTCCAACTATCATACACAGAAACTTTTGGAGCTACAACTAAATACTTTTTGAACATGCAGCTTACATGAATACTATCCAGGTACTTTAATCCTATAAGTGTTTTACCAACACCCATGGATATACCAAGACCAGCTTTACGCTTGCCCTCTATCGCCTTTAAAGCTTCTTCTTGGATTATTTCGCGGTTTTTCATACTTGTTATCCCTTTTTGGAGCTACTTTGTAAAACTGAGTATTTGTTCTTTCATCTTTTCTAAAACCTTTTTCTTCAAGTGGTTTTACTTTGTCTACCCAGTAAACATTAAGCAGTATCCTGTTTAATAATCTTACAATTGCATTAGGTCTTTTTGTAGACCACAGTAATAATCCTTTCTCATCAAATGCATCTTTTTTAGATGTGGCACCAATGATAAAATAGCCAATAAACTTTTTCATTTAAACTGATTTTGTTTGTGATAAATTCATTTCTCTTGCTTCTTTTGGATGTGTTTCAACCCACATGTGACAAGACATACACAAAGGTATCCATGTAGATTTGTCTAAGTAATAAAGACCTCTTCCTTTCGTATGATGAACTGTTAATTCTTGTTTGTATACATTTAAACACCCTGGTAATTTTGCTCTACATGTAGCATTTTCTGGTAGTTCTAAGAACTCCTTACGCATCTTGCTGTATAATACATCAAGCACGTCTTTTTTGTCAGATTTTGGTTTAATTGGTCTTTTGTTTGAAGGAGACTTTGTGACCTCTTTAGAATACCAGCAATCTTTGCAGTATTTATTTCCTTCATAGTTTTTCCAGATAACCTTATCAAGGTTACAAGATGAGCACTTCTTTAGTTTAACTTGCATACGTTGTATTTAGCAAGCTTTCTTAAACTTCTATGTTGTCAATGTCAATGAAATCACTATCAGTTAGTTTTTCAATGACAGATATGTCGACTAGATCTTCTGTTGTATCTTCGTAATCAAAGTCATCTTCTTCATCATCATTGGAAGCAGGACCATAATACAAAACGCTGATAGCAAATGGATCTTCAACTTGTTGACCCCAATTCACTGACTCTAACATACTCAGCTCATCATCTGACATTCTTAAATATTGCTCTACTGATAGTTCAATGCATTTTCCATTCTTTAGCTGGAATAACATGTCACTAGTGTTAAAATAAAGCACTAATTTAAACACAAAAAAATAAGAAAACTCTAGCAAATATAAGAAAAAAAAATATATTTTGTAATATATAGCTATGCTAGAACTGAGCATTATTGTAAAAGTTTTTTACAAAGTCTTCAATGCTCATTTTGACATCATCAACACCACTTCCAAAACTACTAATGGCAATTGACTGCTTAACAGTGTCAATGCTGATTAACAAATTTGTGTCAACATAAAGTTGTGTTCCAATGCCAAATCCAGTATCAGATTCCCATGACTCCATTGGCACCATTCTACAAAAAATGAGTCTTGATAAGTAATCAGGATCATCCCATCTTTTGTTTAAGGATAACGTGTCGTAAACTGTGGATACTAAAGTCTTTGCAGTCTTGCTTGTGTACAGATAAACTCTTCCAAAAGGACTAATGATTTCAACTTGGCCACTATTAATATTAATATCTTCCATTGAAATTGCGTTTGTGTATAAATAAACAGCATTCTATCCATGTAAGTTGGATACTGACTTTGTACTTGTATGGATATATCAATGGCATTCTTTCAATAGAAATACCAAATCCAAACTTTCTCAAGTAGAATACTATTTTTGAATACAAATGTTTCATTTTCCTGTGCTGCCAAAACCACCTTCACCTCTTTCAGATGATGATAATTCTTCTGCTTCAACAATGTTTACTGTTGGGATTTCCATGATCACTAATTGACCAACTCTGTCACCAACTTCATACACCATACCTTCTTCAAGATATCTAAACTTGAACATGATTTCACCTCTGTAACCTGAGTCAATTACACCAACAGAGTTAGTCAAATTCAAAGTTGTTTTGCTTACTGAACTTCTTGGAAATAGTAGTCCAACATGACCTTCAGGAATTTCAATTGCCAAACCTGTGCCATATGTCACCATTGAGTTGTCTTTATTCCATTCTTCGCTGATAGCTACTAAGTCTAATCCTGCGTCCCCTGCTTTAGCATACTGTGGGATAACTGCCTCACTGTGAAGCTTTTTGATCTTTAATTCTACACTGTTCATAAAACAAATTTAAAAAAATTAATTAATTGTGTCAACTTTCTAAGCAATAACCTTATATTTGCATAGGCAACATTTTCTGATTTTGCTTGTTCATAATGAAATATTTGATGGTTACACATTAAAGGGGGACGTTAAAATCCCCCTTTTTTGTTTTAGTCAAATATGTATGAAACTGTGTTGTTAAATGGATCAAATTCCATCTGATTTGTCTTGTAGTAAATTCCTGTGTTAAGAATTACTTTTGCATGCTCATCGTGTGTTACCACTGCACCTGCACTTCCTACTTCAAGTTTTATCTGTTGACCATCTTCTGAGAGTTTTTTATACTCAAACATGCTCATTGATTTCATGATGTGTTTTTGCGGTTCTCCTCCTGGAGTGAGTTGCAATACTGTTGTTCTTTCCATTGTTTCCATTATGATGCTGAAATTAAAAGTGATTTGTACTGTGATGCATTCAAGTGATATGGATTGCATTCTTTACTTGTGTTTGATGCTTTTGCAATAATAACATCTCCTTGTCTATGAATATACACAGGATCAGTGATAGTAAGCTGAACAGTCCAAGCGATTGCTTCTATGGCATCGTTCTTTTCTCCAATCCATTTTGGAACATAAATCCAATACTCACGTCCTGTAGTACTGCACCAACATCTTACTGCATATACAGTAGCGTTTTCTTGACGCCAAGAAGAACTTTCTTCAGGGAAAAGTTTAGAACCTTTGATCTTGTAAAGTTCATACTCGTCTCTGATAAGAACACTACCTGGAGTATCTTTTTCATCCCATGTTAATCCAGGCTTTTCAAGAGTTTGTGCATTCACAAGTTCTGGTTGAAGTTCTGAGAACATTTCTGCTACACCAATTGCTTTAAAATACAATCTGCGCACCTCAATATTCTTAATTGCAAA